CGGAGAGCAGTGGGTGAACGAGGTGTTCGCTTCCCACGGGAAGATTTATGAGGCAACCGCCTCCCAGATGTTTGGGATACCGTTTGAACGTATTGTGAAGGGAAATCCGGAATATGAGTACCGCGCAAAGGGTAAGGTCGCAACACTGGCCCTGGGATACCAGGGAGGGACAGCGGCGCTGGTCCGGATGCACGCCCTGGAGAACGGACTGACGGAGGAAGAGCTGCCTGAAATCGTACAGAGATGGAGGCAGGCAAATCCACGGATTAAAGACCTATGGTATAAAGTGGAGAATGCAGCGGTTGCTGCGATGCAGACGGCGCAGCCGCAGGGCATTAACGGGCTTGTATTCACGTTGGAAGGGGACTTGATTTACGGGCAGTCATTTCTCACAATCCGCCTACCCAGTGGGAGGAAGCTGTATTATGCCAGGCCATTTCTACGGGAGTGTGAGGACCCCTACGGCCGTGTAAAGCCAACACTTCACTATTACGGAGTCAGCCAGGCATCAAAAAAATGGACAGTTGACCATACATACGGAGGCAGGTTAGTTGAGAACATTGTCCAGGCCATCGCCAGGGACTGCCTGGCTGTGACACTGGAACGAATTGCGGCCAGAGGCCTGCAAGTGGTGTTCCACGTGCATGACGAGGTTATCATCGACGCGCCCATGGAAACGACAGTGGACGAAATATGCGGCCTGATGGCCGAACCGATACCCTGGGCGCCGGGGCTGGTACTTAAGGGCGCCGGGTTTGAAAATGACTATTATATGAAGGACTAGGAGGGAGCAGGGTGCAGAATAACAGGATGCTGCATATAAGCACAGCAGGAAGCCGTAAGGCAGTACAGTGGCCGGGAAGCACCATCATGTGGTCCGAATTCACAGAAAAGCTCAGCACTCCGGTAAGGGGCGACGAGACACTGGAGCAGTACCTTGCTTTTCCGAAAGCGCAGCAGGATGAGCTTAAGGACATAGGCGGATTCGTGGGCGGTACCCTTCGGGAAAACCGCAGGAAGCAGGACCATGTGGAGGGCAGGGACCTGCTCACACTGGACCTGGACAATATTCCCGCGGGGCAGACGGACGACATCCTGAGGCGCGTGGGAGGGCTGGGGTGCGCCGCGGCCGTGTACAGCACCCGGAAACACAGTGGGTACGCTCCCAGACTACGCGTCATCGTGCCGGTGGACCGGACGGCCACAGCGGACGAGTATGAGCCGGCGGCCAGGAAACTGGCATCCCTCATCGGTATCGAGTTCTGTGACCCGACCACGTTTGAGCCGCACAGGCTCATGTACTGGCCAAGCTGCTGCAGCGACAGTCAGTATGTATATCAGGTATACGACAACTCATTCTGCAGCTTGGACGGGCTGCTGGGGATGTACGGGGATTGGAAGGACGTCACCCAGTGGCCCCAGGTGCCAGGGGCGGATGCCATTGAACGACGCCGACTGGCCAAGCAGGAGGACCCCACAACAAAACGGGGTATTATAGGCGCTTTTTGCCGTACGTACGGCATCGTGGAGGCAATGGAGCGATTCATCCCGGGGATGTATGAGGAGACAGCCACAACGGGGCGTTACACATACACCGGAGGCGAGACAACCGGCGGCGCCATCGTATATGATGGCGGCCTGTTCCTGTACTCCCATCACTCCCACGACCCCTGTTGCGGCCAGCTGGTCAACGCATTCGACTTGGTCCGTCTGCACATGTACGGTGATAAGGACGCCGCAGCCAAAGAAGGGACACCAGTCAACAAGCTGCCATCCTTTGCGGCTATGAGTAAGCTTGCGGTGGCTGACAAGGCCGTGGCTGACCGGATGGCGCGGGAGAAACATGATGAGGCTATGGCGGCATTCGCTTCCGCCGAAGGAGCCACGGTGACGAATCCTGAAAACCTGGACTGGCTGGGACAACTGGCAGTGGACGGGAACGGGAATTACAAAAAGACCGTGAACAACATCATCCTGGTGCTGCAAAATGACCCCCCGCTGAAAGGCAGGATTGTCACAGATGAATTTGCAGGCAGGGGGCTGGTCTTGGGCGCGGTGCCATGGAACAAGGAGACTGAGAAACGATTGTGGACAGATACGGACATTTCGGGCTTCTACTGGTACATGGAGACATACTATGGCATCACGGCCCGGAACAACATGACGGACGCTCTGGCAATCGTGGGCGAACAGAACAAGATTAACGAGGTCAAGCAGTACCTTCAGAACCTCGCATGGGACGGCGTAAAGCGGGTGGATACCCTGTTAAGCGTCTACCTGGGAGCCGATGACACGCCTTATACAAGGGCAGTCATGCGTAAGTCCCTGTGCGCGGCCGTGGCGAGAGCGGTTGTGGGCGGTGTGAAATATGATAATATGCCCATCATTACAGGACCTCAGGGAATTGGTAAGAGTACGTTTCTGGCCAATCTGGGAAAGGCGTGGTTTTCGGACAGCCTTACATCATTCGAGGGAAAGGATGCCGCGGAGCTGATACAGGGAACCTGGATTAATGAGGTGGGAGAACTTACGGCCTTTACGAAACAGGAGACATCCGCCATCAAACAGTTTTTAAGCAAGTGTTATGACATCTATAGGGCGGCCTACGGCAGGCAGACGGAGAAGCACCCGAGACGCTGTGTGTTCTTCGGGACCAGTAACGACAATGAGTTTCTGAAAGACGCAACGGGCAACCGTCGATTCTGGCCGGTGGATGTAGGCCTGCATCCGGCACAGAAAAACATCTGGACCGATATGCCACAGGAGGTGGACCAGATATGGGCCGAGGCATATATGTACTGGGCCATGGGGGAACCGCTGTATCTGTCTAAAGAGATAGAGGCCATGGCCATGGAGCAGCAGGAGAGCCACAAAGAGCTGTCGGGGAAAGAGGGAATTATACAGGACTTCCTGGAGAAACCAATACCGTCAAATTGGGACCAGCTGACCATCGGTCAGCGGAGACAGTTTTTAAATGGATTCCTCCAGCATGATGAGAGCGTGGAGCTCGTTAAGAGAAATAAAGTGTGCGCAGTAGAGATTTGGGAGGAGTGTTATGGAGGTGAAAAGCGGTACATGAAGCGCAGTGACAGTACAGAAATCAACAATATCCTGCTAAGTACCAAAGGATGGAAGAGGATAAAAACGCCCAGAAGATTTGGACCCTATGGAAACCAAAAAGGATTTGAGCGCGTGACTACTTAGCATGGTAGAACGAAAATAGTCAGATGGTAGTTGGTAGGCATGCAGTAAGTAGTCAGTAGTTAATATAGTAGCTAGATATCGTAGGCAAGAAAAGTATTGAAAATACAAGACTTTCTAGTATCTAACTACTATGACTACCAATTATCCATATAAGTATAAAAATAGATATATTAGGTATATATATATACCGCCTAATACGCCTATTTATAATAACACATCACGCGATAAGAGGGTTTTGTAGACAGGAGGCATATCGTGACGCTAGATGAAAATGAAGTATGCTGTGCGGAATTAGTTTTGGCTAGATATTTTACAGAAATCGGGAAAAGGCAGTGGTGCCCTGTGAAAGATGTCGTATGTTTTGTCAAGACATACAGTCCACAAACCCGCAAGGCCGAAATCAAAGAAGCGAGAAAACGGTTAGGTATTGAGTCCCAGTCTTTTGAGGGAAGCTATTGTTGGAAATGGGCGGATGAGAGAAGCCCAGAAATGGTATGGGCGGAGAAAAGCAAAAACATATTCAGAGGGATTCAGGATGCTTGAGAAGGATATAGAGAAAATCCTGGTGAGGGAGGTAAGGAAACTGGGGGGCCGGGCCTATAAGTGGGTAAGTCCTGGCAACGATGGGGTGCCAGACCGGATAGTGATACTGCCCGGTATGCGACCGGTGTTCGTGGAGCTTAAGGCCGAGAGCGGGAAACTGAGCGCTTTGCAGAAGGTACAGATAAAACGCCTCCTGGACATGGGACAGGACGTAAGGGTGTTGAGAGGAATCCGGGAAATGGAGCAGTTCCTGGAGGATTGCGGATGCGGACTGAAGTTACGGCAGTTCGAGAAAGAGGTCCAGTCCGATGGAAAATAAGCACAAAAGGAGCATAAAGGAGGTGATGCCCTGTGATATTTAAGCCACATGCCTATCAGCAGCACTGTATTAATCAAATCATTGAGATTAAAAAGTTAGGCCTGTTCTTAGATATGGGCCTTGGCAAGACGGTAACCACGTTGACGGCCATTAAGGAGCTTAAGTATAACCGATTCCAGGTACGCCGGGTGCTGGTGATAGCCCCCAAGAAGGTGGCGGAAGGAACCTGGACGAAGGAGGCTGCCAAGTGGGACCATACAAAAATGCTGCGGGTATCGCCGGTATTGGGGAGCCAGACAAAGCGGATAAAAGCACTGAACACGCCGGCTGACATCTACATCACCAACCGCGAGAACGTGGTGTGGCTGGTGGATTATTACCGGAACGCGTGGCCCTTTGACATGGTGGTGGTGGATGAGAGCAGCAGTTTTAAGAGCCACAGCGCTAAACGCTTCAAAGCTTTGGCCAGCGTAGGAGAGCGCATCGAAAGGATGGTGGAGCTGACAGGCACCCCGTCCCCCAATGGTCTGGATGACCTGTGGGCCCAGGTATTCCTGCTGGACGGCGGTGAGCGCCTGGGAAAGCGGTACACCCACTTCAGGGAACGGTATTTCCAACCGGACAAGCGCGGAGCAGACGGCATGGTGTACAGCTACGAGGCTAAGCCTGGGAGCGAGGAAGGCATCCTGGAGAAGATATCCGACATCTGCATCAGCATGAAGGCTGAGGATTACCTGCAGCTTCCGGACATCACGTACCATGAGGTACCGGTGGAGCTGGACGCAAGGGCCCTTAAAGCCTACTGTGAGCTGGAGCGTGAGATGGTTCTGCAGCTGCCGGAGGACGGGGAGGACATCAGCGTAACCAGTGCGGCGGCCCTGAGTAATAAGCTGCTGCAGCTGGCCAACGGGGCCATTTACGACGAGGACAGGCAGGTCCATGAGGTTCACGGCTGCAAATTGGAGGCGTTTACGGAGTTGATAGAATCCCTTCAGGGGAAGCCGGCACTGGTGTTCTATAACTACCAGCACGACAGGACAAGAATCCTTAAGGCCCTGGAGAAAACAGGATTGAGGGTGAGGGAGCTTAAGACACCACGGGATGAGGATGACTGGAACGCCAGGAGGATTGACATCTTGCTGACCCATCCGGCCAGCAGCGCCTACGGCCTGAACCTGCAGCAGGGTGGGAATCACGTCATCTGGTTCGGCCTTACATGGAACTATGAGTTATACACCCAGGCCAATAAGCGCCTGCACCGCCAGGGGCAGACAGAGAAAGTGATTATTCACCATCTGGTGTGCAGCGGAACGCGCGATGAGGATGTAATGCAGGCCCTGCAGCGCAAGGATGATGCGCAGAACTGGGTGATGGAAAGCCTTAAGGCGAGGATAAGGAGGATTAAGGATGGTAATTAAATTCAACATCCCGATTAGTAACTAAAATTAAAATTTTCCGGGAGAACCGGAGGAAGGAGAACATTATGAATGATTTAACGTTAGTGTTACCGATAGCCATTGGTGGGAGAATATGGGATATTGATTTTCCAGAGCGTCCCGCCCTAGTTATGGGGTATCGAATTGGAAGAATGATGGGAGAAGATGATGCGGATTACGAGGAAAGCTATGAAGATGGAGAGTTATACATCCAATATACAATAGGGGGAGTAGAAGGTTCTTCGCCTGTGTCAAGTATAGGAGAATCCCTCTTTCTGACAAAGGATGAATTGATACAGGCTGTTTCACAAAACTGACATTTTCGATACGAAGGGAGATTAAATTATGTGGAAGATTATATTTACATACCCCGATGGTGTTAAGGTGAAACTGACTAACAGTTCCGTTCGGATGGATAAGCGTATTGCTAACAAGTATTTTGATACCTACGGTTATAACTCTGACGGCGGGGTGTTCCAGCAGTATCCAAAGAAAAAGTACAGGCCCATAGCTATGGCTACTGTGGTGGATATCCTGAATGCTGGTGGAGATTTAGAGAAAGAGATATTAATTGATGCGGATGATTAGGAGGCAGGTATGAGAAAGAAAGGCAGTAAGCAGTTCAAGGTCAGTCGCATCGACCGCAGCAAGGCCCTGGCCGCCCGGGCCGACGAGGCAATCAAGGAGCGCATCCGGACGGCGCCGGCCTACATGTACACCAGCCTGTGCCCGGTTCCGGAGCTGCGCCGGCCGCCGAAGGGAGTGATACGGTATTATGAGACAGTGTTACATAGACAACGGGCATCACGGGTGTGATGGCCAGCGCAACAACAAGGGTAGGATACGGTACGGGTGCTGGGCGTGCCCGTACCTGGATGCGGGAGGAGGTGATGCCGGTGAAACAGACGGTAGCATTGGAGGAAGTGGCCAGGCTGGCCGCAAGGGAAGCCCTTAAGGAGCATGAGAAGCAACTCCGGAGGGAAAAGAGAATAAAGGTATTCCAGAACACCAAGAAGCTGATGGAGAATTATAACCGCATCTGTCAGAGCGTGGAGGAGGGAGTGGCAGAACTGTCCGACATGGATAATGGCGATGAACTGGAGGAGTTCACGGAGGAAGATATCTTTATCAACAGTATCCTCAAGAGCAAGCTCCGGAGCATTGTCATGATAGGACACATAGACAAGTGCTTGAAGCTCTTGGAGGATGAGGAGTGTCGGAAGAATACGCATGAGAAGTATCTGGCTTTTAAGTATAGGTACTTTGATGGTATGGAGCCTAACGAAATTGGAGAGCTTTTGAATTGTTCAGATAGAACGGCAAGACGGTGGGTGACGGAGCTCACTGGGATACTGAGCATATATCTGTTTGGAGCGGATGCAATTATGCTTGATTAAGGGCTTGACAAACTGCGTCAAAATGATGTCCTTGATAAGTCCTTTTGGATGATTTATAATTGTAATATGCAGAATTGGATGAAGCGGAAAGCTGATTGATTTTGCACCCTCCCCCACAAATAGCGGCTACCAGGCGTTACAGCCTGGTAGCTGACTCGCTGGCATTCGACTGCGGCATAAAGCACTGCTGAATATGCTGGCAGACTGAAACACTGGCGTACTGGCGCATCGGGTATCCAGATGCTGGGTACTTAGATGCAGGTACGCATTGTTGCGAGGTAGAGCAGTCTGGCAGCTCGCCGGGCCCATAACCCGGAGGTCGCAGGTTCAAATCCTGCCCCCGCTATTCGGACAGATATTACAGAGCCTTGATTTTCTCCTTTGGATTAGTCCCTGCTGATATGGTGGGGGCTTTTCTTTTGTCAAATTTTGGTGTATACTGAATTTGATTATGGGGAGGAAAAGGATTATGCAATTAAAAGATTATGAATTCGGTTTTGCAGACGCAACCAAGGAATATGTGAGAAAACCAGAAATATTTAAAGATGCGTTTTGTGATACGAGAAATTTCGTCGAAAAGTTAATTAGCGGGTATGATTTTTTACTAATTGGTAGAAAAGGAGTTGGAAAGTCTGCATTTAGTGCTAAGATTCAGTCGTTATCATTAGAATCTAATAGTAAAATTGTAGCACAGGTATTGAATTTAAGTGATTTTGAATTCAGTACTTTTGCAAAAACAGGCATTGATAATAACGTTTCAGGAACACAAAAGTATAAAAGTTCTTGGGATTTTATCATGTTGTTAACAATTTATAAAATATTATTTAATAAGTTAGAAATGATTGAAAGTGATTCGGTCAATGATATTTTAGATTTGTTAGACAAGGCTGGTTTTTCTTTGGAAAATGAGTATAAGTCGGATATTGTAAGATTAACGAAGGTGAAGTTAGGTGCTGGTATAATGCACTTTGATGCAGAATTTGAAAAGAAATATAATACGGCACCAAGTAACTATCTTGAACGCGTATCTGTTATTACAGAAAAAATGATATTAGGATTAAAAGACACATATCTTAATGAGAGACAGGTAATAGTTATTATAGATGGTCTGGATGACATTTTAAGGTATAAAAAGAACAGGGCTGAGATAATTTCTAGTCTAATAAGAAGTGTAGACTATTTAAATGATAAAATTACACAATATAAAAAGAAGATAAAAATTGTGCTGCTTATCCGAGAAGATATTATAGCCATGCTAAATGACCCGGACCTAAATAAGATTATCCAAGATGGAGCACTTATTTTGAATTGGAATAATAGACTTGATGAGTTAAAAAAAATTGTAGAATTAAGATTTCAATTATCAGGTCTTACAGAGCAGGAGTCGATAAGATGTTGGGATAAGATTTTTCCTCCTAAAATTAGAGGAAAATCATCGTGGATGCATGTCATGGACCATACACTGTATAAACCAAGAGATATACTGCAGTTTTTGAAGTATTGTCAAATGGAATATCCGGATAAGGAAAAGTTAACATTATCAGAAACCCAGAGTGTATTAAAAGTGTATTCAAATAAATATTTTATTGAGGAAATGAAAAACGAATTGTCCGGTTTTATTGATGAAGAGCTTATATATATGATTCCTACAGTATTTAGGCGTTTAGGGGGACGTGCCTTTGATTTAAGGGAAATAATTAGATTATTTGATGAACAGTGTAGTAAATGTGTTTCAGAAGATTCCATAAAAACACTTCTTTTATATCTGTTTGATGCAGGATATATCGGACAGTTATTATCAAGTGCTAATAAAAATGGAATCAAAAGGTCTGTAATATTTAAATATCGTAATCCAACAGCGAGAATTGACTACTATCAAAAATTTATCACTCACCAAGGATTGCATAGCGGCTTAGGGGTAAGACTATAAAATGGGATTCCCCGGACTCGCCGGACGGGAACCCCATTAAAAGAGTAGCTACTCGTTAATATTTATACTACAATGATAATCTATTTATACATAATTTACAAGGGATTTTCATAAAAATTTATTAGGACATCAATCAAATACAATATTGGTTGACCCTTCTTATTCTCAAAACAAACAAAGGAAAGGCCGCCTATTCGGCCGCCTCATCCCTACAGAGCTCATCCAGCGTGACGCCCAGAGCATCCGCCAGTTTGATTGCCGTTGATACCCTGCCGTCTCCCCGGGCCTCCAGGTCCTGGATGGTACGACGGGGAACGCCGGACAGTTCAACAAGTTTTGGGACAGATAACCCTTTTTCAGTTCGTATTTCCTTTAATCGCACCGTTTGTTCCTCCTGGAGCATATGACGTAGGTGATGGAGCAGAAAAGCCATGCAGCCCATTTAATCCAATCAAACAGGGTTGGTGCGGCAAATTCACCGTTGAACCCTTCATAGAGGAAAAGTACAGTGAGTACTATCAATATTGTACGGTAAAGTTTCATGTTTATTTCAGCAAATGAATGTGGTATACTATATGTGAAGAAGGAAGGGGCCGAAGCCCCAAACCTTACTTTCGCTTTTTCTTAGACCTTTTGGATTTACTATCTCGTTTCGTCTTAACTATCAGGCAGATGGCGGTGACGATTGCGAGTAGTGCTTCTGAGAGGTCTTTGATTATTTCACTGACTGATTCATTCATTTGCGTTCCTCCTTTCTTTTGATAATATAATTATAGCACGAATTTACGTGCTAGTCAAGCGGAATATAATGATTTTACAAAGTTTTGTATCTGTTATTCATATGCAGATGCTTTTTTATTACCCCAAATAAGGAGGTGAGCCCATGGCATTAACGCCAAAACAGAAGATATTTGCAGATGAATACCTGATTGACCTTAATGCCACCAGGGCTTACAAGGTTGCGTATCCGAGCTGTAAGAAGGATGAGGCCGCGGCTGTCAACGGTAGTAAGCTGCTAAGAAATACTAAGGTTGCGGAATATATCCAGGAGCGCATGAAGGACCGGGAAAAGCGTACTGAGATTACCCAAGATTGGGTGCTGGAGGAGCTGCGGAAGATTGCCAGTGCAAACGGCACCGATTTTGCACATGTTGTGCGGGAGCCGGTTATCCGGAACAACTCTTATGTTGTGGATCCAGATACCGGTCAGATGCAGACAAGGGATGTGGTTCGAATAATCCCGACTGAAGAACTGCCAGAGGAGAAGCGGGCGGCTATCTCCGCAATCAAAGAAACTAAGTTTGGGATAAACGTGGAAACCTATGACAGGGTAAGAGCCCTGGAGCTCCTGGGACGCCATCTGGGGATGTTCAAAGACAAGGTGGAGCTATCCGGCCAGGTCGATATTAATAATCCTTACGCCGGCCTGACAACCGAAGAATTGAAGAAGCTGATACATGGTGGATAGGGAAACCATAATCAGGGGAGCGAAGATGGAGCTTGCACGGCGTGAGTTCTTTTTTTATTGCAATCTTAAAGCCCCGGACTTCTATAAGGAGGACAGAAAGTATCTGGTAGACCTATGCGACGGGTTCCAGGACTTCATCCAGTCTGATGATGAGGTGATGATAGTCAACGAGCCCCCCAGGCATGGAAAAAGCCGCACGGCTGGCCTACTGGTTGAATGGGTACTGGGCAACGACCAGACGCAGAAAATCATGACCGGTTCCTACAATGAGACACTTTCCACCATGTTCTCCAAGAACGTCCGTAATGATATCCAGGAAGAGAAAGCAGATGAAAACCGCATTGTGTTCTCTGATATCTTCCCTGGGGTATCCATCAAGCGCGGTGACGGTGCCATGAACCTGTGGAGCCTGGAGGGTGGATACAACAATTACCTTGCTACATCCCCAACCGGCACGGCTACTGGATTTGGTGCTACGCTGCTCATCATCGATGACCTCATAAAGAACGCCGAGGAGGCCAACAACGAGCTGATTAAGGAGAAGCACTGGACCTGGTTTACGGACACAATGCTGTCGCGTCTGGAGGAAGGCGGGAAAATTATCATCATTATGACCCGCTGGGCAAGTGATGACCTGGCAGGCCGGGCGCTGGAACACTTTAAGGAGGCCGGGGCCAAGATTCGGCATATATCCATGAAGGCCTTGCAGGATGACGGGACAATGCTATGCTCTGAAGTCTTGTCAAGGAAGTCCTACGAAGCCAAGATTAAGGCTATGGGCGCCGACATTGCATCAGCCAACTACCAGCAGGAGCCGATTGACCTGAAGGGCAGGCTGTATACCAGCTTTAAGACCTATTCCGGGGAACTGCCTCAGTTCAAGGAGATACGCAACTATACTGATACGGCGGATACCGGTGGAGATTACCTGTGCAGCATCAACTATGGCGTTACATTCGCAAATGAGGCCTATGTGCTTGATGTGTTGTACACAAAGGAGCCGATGGAGATTACAGAACCAGTAACGGCTAAGATGCTGTTGGCGGGCTCTGTAAATGTGGCGAGAATAGAATCCAACAATGGCGGCCGCGGGTTTGCGCGTAATGTGCGCCGCATCCTGGAGCAGGAACTGGGCAGCAATTACACTACAATAAAGTGGTTCACGCAGACGCATAATAAACAGGCCAGGATATACTCCAACTCTTCCTGGGTAATGGAGCATATTTATTTCCCGGAGGATTGGAAGAACCGTTGGCCTGAATACTATGATGCGATGATAAAATACCAGCGGGAAGGGAAGAACAGGCACGATGATGCCCAAGATGCAACAACGGGAGTTGCGGAAAATTGTAATAAAGGAAGCGGTATGAAAGTCATGAAATAGAGGTGAGAACATGGAACTGGAAGTAATGAAAAAACTGATTAAGAAGTACACGGCGGGACATGGTGATTTCCTGATGCGGCAGGAGACGGCTAACCGGTATTATAAGAATAAAACGGATATACTTTTCAAGCCGGTTAAAAAGAAGGAATCGGACCCAGGAGAGAATCCGCTACGCAATGCGGACAACAGGATTCCGTTTAACTTTCATGGACTCCTAGTCAACCAAAAGGCATCCTACATGTTTACGGCTCCTCCATTGTTCGACCTTGGAGACAAATCAGCCAATAAGGCCCTTACCGCGTTTCTGGGGGATAAATATGCAAAGACCTGTAAAGACCTATGTGTGGATGCCTCTAACGCATCGGTAGGATGGATACATCTGTGGAAGGATAAGGCCTCAAAGGGATATAAGTATGCAGTGGTTCCGCCGGGAGAGGTCATACCGGTATGGGGCAAAAGTCTGGAGAGAGAGTTAAAGGGCGTGCTCCGCTGTTATCATGATATCAATGATGGGGGGGAAGAACTGGATGTATATGAATATTGGAACGACAGGGAGTGTCAGGCTTATGCAGTACGGGCTGGAAGCAGTGTGGATGATGGACTGATGCCATACCGCTCCTTCACGCTGATTGACACGGATGGCAAGTCCAATCTGGTCAACCAATTTCCTCACGACATTGGAGAGGTGCCATTTTTTCCATTCTTCAATAATAACACGGGAACAGGCGACCTGGACGATATCAAGCCCCTGATTGATGTATATTGCGGGGTATTCAGCGGTTTTGTTAATGACCTGGAAGATATCCAGGAAGTCATTTTTGTTCTTACGAATTACGGCGGGGAAGATTTGGGACAGTTCCTGCGGGAGCTTAAGGACTATAAGGCAATTCAAATCGAAAGCGAAGGGACGGAAGATAAGTCAGGTGTATCCACGCTGACCATAGAACTTCCAGTGGAAGCACGAAAGGAATTGTTGACAACGACCCGGAAATGCATTTTTGAGCAGGGGCAGGGCATAGACCCGGACCCTCAGAACTTCGGAAACAGTTCAGGCGTGGCCCTGAGCTTTTTGTATTCCCTGCTGGAACTCAAGGCGGGGCTTATGGAGACGGAATTTAAGATAGGCTTTGGCCGGTTCATCCGTTGCGCCTGCCGGGTAATGGGCATACCAATCAAGGATGACACCGTCATCCAGACTTGGACCAGGACCAGTGTTAAGAACGACCTGGAGGAGGCACAGATAGCGTCCCAGAGTAAGGGTGTGATTGCGGATGAGGATATTGTTCGCAAACATCCGTGGGTGGAGGATTTTGAGCGAAGCTGGAATGCATTCCAAAAACAGGAGGAAGATGGCAAAAAAGAAATATCCGATATGTTTCCGCAAAAGTCTCCGGATGGCGAATGGCAGGGCGGTGATGAGTGATGGATTATTGGGAAAAGCGGCAGCTTGAGACCTATAAGGCCGGCGAAATGAAGGTAAACCAGTATTTCACTAAGCTGGAGAAGGCATTTAACCAGACAAAGCGCGAGTTGCAGAAAGCCATAGAATCATTCTACTTTCGGTACGCGAAAGAAAATGGGCTGTCCTATGCAGTGGCGCAAGTAAGGCTTAGTAAAGAAGAGCTGGGGGAACTGAAAGACTTTATAACACTTGCGATGGATAATATTGGGAAATATAACCAGACCGTCAACAACATGTCCATCAAGGCTAGGATTACACGATATCAGGCACTGGAAGCGCAGATTGATGCCTTATTGCGCGAGTTGTATGCGATTGATTATCAGACCAGCGGCGAGAAAGCAATGCAGGAAGTATATGCCGACAGCTATTATAGGACATGGTACAACATCGACCAGCACAAGGGTTTTCATTCAGCATTCGCGCAAGTTGACCCTGCTGCTGTGGAAGAGCTGCTGAAGTATCCGTTTAATGGCGCTAATTTCTCCGCGCGTATATGGAAACAGAAGGAATATTTGCAAACACAGTTGATGGAATCCCTTACAACTATGATGGTGCAGGGGAAGAATCCTCAAACGTTGGCATCGGATTTTGCTAAGAAAATGAACACGAAGAAGTTTGACGCCTATCGTTTGCTCCACACAGAAAGTTCTTTCTTGATAAACGAAGCCACGCATGCCGGGTACAAGGCAGATGGCGTGGAGAAGTACCAGATATTGGCAACGTTGGACAGCAAGACATGCGATATTTGTGGGGACTTAGACGGAAAAGTGTATGAAGTGGAAAAGGCTATCACAGGGAAGAACATGCCACCATTCCATTGTTTCTGCCGGTGTACAGATTTTCCGTACTATGATGACACAGATACGTCCGACATGACCCGTGTGGCCAGAGACCCTAGAACTGGGAAGTATGTGGATGTTCCGGCAGATATGACATATAAAGAGTGGAAAACGCGATTTGTAAAGGAGGCATAGAACAAGAATGTATTCCGAAGCCAAGAGACTTGAGATTTTCATGTCCAATGGATATGCCTTGCAGGTAGATAATTCCTTTGAAGAAATGATGGCGATTCTGGATAATGAAGTACTGGGGCCAAATGAGTATATTGTGATAACCTGCAAGAGTGGTTTGCGCTTGGCGTGCAGGAAGGGGGACATTGTGGGCCTGGGTGAGTATATAGAAGATTGATAAACAACAGCATGTAGGATTGGAGGGAGATTATGTTATACAAAATTGGATTGTCAGGGAACAGGGAAATCACGGTTGAGACTGAAAAAAGTCCAGATGATTTAGCTGTGTGGGCTAATGATGTTTGTGAGGAGCCTGGATTCGCTATATGCAATACACCGGAAGGGAAGGCCGTTTTTATTAGGGCAAGAGAAATACAGACTATAACCGAGGTATAAGCACGCAGGATTATCCTGGGTGTTATTTTTTCGCCTTCCTGGTATCCCAGGCGATAAAGAGGGAGACATCACCGGACACGACCGGGATAACAAGTGGAGATGAATCGAAAGGAGTAAATACATGAAAAAAGAAGAATTAGTAGCAAAAGGATTATCTGAGGAGCAGGCACAGGCCGTAATGGATATCTGGAATGAAACCATTAAGGGGTTTGTACCAAAGGAGCGGTTTGACGAGGTAAATGGAAAGCTGAAAGAGGCAAATACCACGATTGATACCTTGAAAAAGAGCAATGCGGACAACGGGGAGCTTCAGAGGCAGGTTAAGGAGTATAAGGAAAAGGTAACAATACTGGAGGCAACGGCAGCCAATACCCGGAAGGAATACGCCCTGAAAGACAAACTGAAAGAGGCGGGCGTGGTTGATGCGGATTACATCATCTATAAACAGGGCGGAATTGATAAATTCACATTTGACAAGGAAGGGAACCCGGTTGGGATTGATGATGTAGTAAAGCCGCTGAAAGAGTCATCCCCGCACCTGTTCAAGGCTGAACCAGGGGCCGATTACAAACCGGCAGGCGGAGGGACACCTCCTTCCAAGAATCCGTTTGCAAAAGACAGTTTTAACCTCACTGAGCAGGGAAAACTGCTTCGTGAAAATCCGGCGCAGGCGAAGGCTTTGGCCTCAGCTGCCGGCGTAACTATTTAACGCATGAAAGGAAAAGGGTGAATTAAATGCCAGGAACAACTTTACAGGACGTTATTGTCCCAGAACTTTTTAATCCTTATGTAATCAACAGGACAATGGAGCTTTCTGCACTTTTGCAGTGCGGTATTATTGCGAATAACAGCGAATTTGACGCGCTTGCATCTCAGGCAGCTCCAACTGTCAACATGCCATTCTTCGAGGACTTGACGGGCGAATCCGAGCAGGTGATTGAGGGGGGAGACCTGACCGACAATAAGATTTCTTCCAACAAGGATGTGGCAGCCATTATCCGACGCGCTAAGATGTGGAGTGCTACAGATTTGTCTGCGGCATTGGCAGGTTCAGACCCTATGGCAGCCATTGCTACGCTGGTGGCGCAGTTCTGGGCCAGGGATACGCAGAAAGAGCTGATTGCAATCTTGAATGGTATTTTTGGAACCGTACCAGCAGGAGGTTCTGGCACACCGCCCGCAGAAACAAGACTGGAAAGTAACCTTCTGGACATCTCGGGCAAATCTGGAGCAGCGGCAAATTGGAGCGGTGGTGCATTTATTGACGCGGAACAGAAACTTGGGGATGCCAAGGCGCAGCTGACTGGTATATGCATGCACAGCGCTACGGAGGCATACCTGAAGAAACAGAACCTGATTGACACAGTGCAGCCATCCAATGATGTTGCCTTTGGTACCTATCAGGGAAAGCGTGTCATTGTGGATGACGGCTGCCCAGTTGCGGGCGGTGTATATACGACATACCTGTTTGGCAATGGGGCCGTGGCCTTAGGCAATGGTAACCCGGTAGGATTTGTGCCGACAGAGACTGACCGTGCGAAGCGTAAGGGCTCAGGCGTAGACTATCTGATTAACAGACGGACCAGTATACTTCATCCGCGCGGCGTCGCGTTTACCAGTGCCTCTGTCGCAAAAACTGAGGGACCGTCCAGGACTGAACTGGCCGACCCGAAAAACTGGAAGCCAGTCTATGAACCGAAGCAGATTAGGATTGTAGCATTTAAGCACAAACTGGGATAGGAGTAAATGGAATGACAATATCGGAAATGAAAACGGCAGTGAAGAATAATCTGGGCATTAAGGACGATACACGGGATATCCTCATTTCCGATGTCATTCTTTTGGTCTGTGATTATTGTAATCTTGACCAGGAAAGCATTCCTAACATCTTGGAACCAGTTATTCGCAAGAAAGCCAAGGATATCATTGATTATGAGGCGGCCAATGGGACGGGATACCGTCCTGAGGTCGCCAGCATCAAGGAGGGTGACGGAAGTATCACCTGGTCCCAGACGGACGGCAATACCAAGGCAAGCATTTATAGCCTAACAGAGAGCGATAAGAAAGGCCTGCGTAGGCACAGGAGGTTGAGAGGATATGTATAACCCGTATGAGGCAATGTACGACGCCACAATGGACGTGTACAGGTGGCAAGAGATTGAGGTCGACGGATTTACAAAGCATAAGACTGTGAAAATATCAACTGGAAGGCCGTGCCGTTACAGTTCATCCGGACAGGTTGCCACAGGTTCACCCGCCCCGTCTATCCAGAACAGCCATAAGTTATTTTGTGGGCTGGAAGAGGATATACGAGAAGGGGACAGGATTGTAATAACGCTAAGAACTGGGAAAATAATCGAGGTATCACTGGGCGAATGCCATCCATACACGTACCAATGGCAGTGTGAGATAAAGAGAGATGACGATGCATGAGCAATATCAACTATAATGCCAATAAAAAAGCAATTGATGAATTCCGGAAAGAATTGATGGCGATGGTGGAGGACATCCGGGAAATTGATATCCGAGTGCTCAACCGGGCAGTTAGCGATGGTATAAAATATGCGAAGAACAACTCCCCAGTCATTACTGGGTGGTATCGCAAGAATTGGAAATCGGCTCCAGCGGTGAAGTCAAAAGGCGGAGGAGTAACTAAAGTCCTGGTAAATAATGCGGAATATGCAAGCTTTGTAAATTATGGTCATAGGACAGTTGATGACGATGGAAATACCACCGGATATGTAAAGAGTCAAAAGGGTGACCATCTTTTAGAGCGCACTGTGGTTTACGCTGGAAAACAGTTGGAGAAGGAATTTGAAAAGGAGGTAAAGGCGGTACAGAGGCGGCATGATAAGTAAATTGTATAAAAATATCGCGTCCGGGCTAAAGGCGGTCAGGGAATGCCCCGTATATAAGGAAGGTGTCCCGCAAAACTTTGTGAAACCCTCTTTTTTGGTATCTTTTTATGGACAGAATCCATTAAGCGGAATCAATGGCAGACTGGAAAACACGGTGGGCGTAGATGTATCTTATTTTCCTGAGACGGCGCAGCGTGGTGGATGCGATATAAAAGAAGAATGCTGGGAAATCGCCCAGGACTTAACGCGCGGATTGCGCATAGAGGATTTTAAAATCAAAAGCAGGAACTTTAATATTACGGACAATATACTGCATTTTATGTTTGAGGTTACTTATAGAGAATATTTGGAAACAACAGGCAGAAAAATGCAGACTATGTCACAGAACACAGACATAAAGGAGGAGTAACCTATGGCAGGTACATGGGAATCCCAAAATAAGGTGTTGCCCGGAGCCTATATTAATATCCGGACAAATGAGCCGTTGTCCATTACCCCGGGAGATAGGGGAACCGTAGTTATCCTACAGGAAATGACGGTAGGAGAGGATGGACAGATGTATACCATCACGGCTACGGAACAGAACTACCCGGATGGCGTAAAGGCAGAAGACAAGAAACTGGTAACAGAGGCGCTGAAAAAGGCCAAGACAGTTATTGTATATAAACTGCCTGTCACGCATGATGCGGATGATGTGACAGATGCGCTTGCAGCCCTAAAAACGGTGCAGTTTAATGTGCTGTGCTACCCATATGATGGAGGTGATAAGACAGCAAATAAGACAGCGATTGCGACATGGATTAAGGCTATGAGGGACGACGAGGGGGTTAAATGCCAGGCCGTCCTCGCCAATCATGTAGCGGATAGCGAGGGAATTATAAATGTCTCGCAGGGAGTCGTGATGTCTGACAGCACAACATTGACGGCAGCAGAGACTACCGCATGGGTGGCGGGCGCAACTGCCGGGGCAAGTATTACCACTTCAAATACGGGAATGACTTATGTTGGGGCGATTGATGTCAGCCCCAGGATGACAAAAACCGAGATGGAGGCAGCAATTAAGGCGGGTAAGTTCATATTCAAGGTTGACAGTGCGCAGAACGTAACAGCGGTATATGACATCAATTCCCTCACCACAGTCACGGTGGAGAAGGGGAAGATGTTCACGAAGAACCGGGTCATCCGTACCATTGACAATATTGCAAATGACATCACTACTATTTTTGAAAGTAACTATGTGGGAAAGGTAAACAACAACGATGATGGGCGGGCACTTCTTAAGGCGGCGTTGGTAGATTATTTTAACACACTCCAGAATATGGGGGCCATCCAGAACTTTGAAACGAATGATGTAGTAATTACGGCCGGAACAGATTCGGACGCAGTCCTTGTGACTGCCGCCATACAGCCTGTTGACAGTGTTGAGAAAATCTATATAACAGTTAATCTTTCATAAGGAGGCGCACAATGGCAGGTAATTATACAAAAATTAACGACCTGGTGACTGGCAGCGAAGGCAGTGCATACATAACCACGGATGGACAGAATAGGTACTTTTTTGAACTGTCCAAAATCGAAGCAAACATTGAATTTACAGTGATTGCAAAGAAGCTTCTCGGCCACAGAATGAAGCAGCATAAAGTTGTTGGAGCCGAGGGAAAGGGTACTGTAACAATGTATAATGTTAGCCCGGCGGCCCTGGCAATCTACCAGCAGTACATCAAAGAAGGAAAGACGCCCCAGATTAGTATCCAGACCACAAACGAGGATACGGGGAGTACAATAGGCAGGCGTACTGTAGTGATGCGTAATTGCATTCTGGCAAAAGTCCCGGTTGCATATCTGGAGGACGGAAGTGAGGATTTAAACACAACGGATTCCGATTTTACATTTGATGATGTTGACGAGCTGGAGAGTTACGTGCTTCCAGAAAATATGAGGTAAGAGAGGAGAGTTGACCTTTCTCTCTTTTTTTGACGAAAGGGGTAATGAAATATGAGCAGTTTAAAAGCATTCTTAAATCCTATAAAGGCAGAAAACAGGAAAGTATGTGTGTCTGACCGATTCCAGGAAAACGGGAAAACAGTTCCGTTTGTCATTCGACCAATTGGCCAGGATGAGAACGAACAGATTATACGCAAGCACACAAAAAAGGATAAAAAGGGTGTCGAATACTTTGACAGGGTAGCATACAATCAGGAATTAGTTGCGGCAGCCGTAGTTGAGCCAGACTTAAAAAGTGATGAGCTGCAAAAAGCGTACGGTGTAATCGGCGAGGCAAAGTTATTAACCAAAATGCTGTATATCGGGGAGTATGCCGAGCTCATGCAGGAAGTACAGGAGCTGTCTGGACTTGATAAAGATATCAATGACGACATTGAAGAAGCAAAAAACTGATAGAGCAGGGCGATGCAGAACTTAACTATTCTCACTTTGCCCTGCAAAAGCTCCATTTACTCCCGTCGGCTCTGGAGTCTATGAGCCGGCGGGAGCGTGCACTAGTCTATGCCAGTATTGATTTGAGAGTTAAGGAAGAAAAGAGACAGGCCGCAAAAATGAAGATGTAAGGAGGCGGGCAGATGGCAACGTTACATGCTATGTTCAAGCTATTCGATGGCTATAGCACAACGATTAATAAGATTGTGACAGGTACCAATAAGGCAGAGGAATCCGTAAGGAAGGCAAGTAGGGGAACGGATGTATATAACCAATCGTTAAGCAATACTGGAGTGGCAGCGAGCAGGGCCAATTCTGGACTAACTAAGCTAATCGGAACCGTGTTGAGCCTGGCGGCCGCAAAGAAGGGCATGGATTTGACGGATACGTATACAAATACCAGCGCGCGCCTTTCCATGATTACAGGAAGCCTAGAGGAGCAGAAGGCCTTACAGGCGGCGGTGTTCGCTGCTGCTGACCGGTCAAGGGGTAGTTATGTAGAGATGGCAAACGCAACAGCTAAAATGAAGATGCTGGCGGGCGATGCATTTGGAAGCAATGAGGAAGCTCTTGGATTTACGGAACTCTTACAGAAATCCCTTAAGGTATCAGGCGCCAGCCAGGGAGAACAGGATTCGGCCTTCCTCCAGATGACCCAGGCAATGGCATCCGGGAAACTGCAGGGGGATGAGTTCCGGTCGATTATGGAAAATGCGCCGATGGTAGCAAATGCGATATCGCAGTATCTTGGCGTTACCAAAGGAGAGTTAAAGGAACTGTCATCGGACGGGGCTATTACGGCTGACATTATCAAGAATGCAATGTTTAACGCGGCGGATGATATTAACGGAAAGTTCGCCCAAATGCCCATGACGTTTGCGGATGTCTGGACCAAGATAAAGAACACTGGGATGCAGGCCTTTGGAGACGTATTCGAAAAAGCTAACGCCATGCTTAATTCCGATATGGGACAGGCTGCAATTATGAACCTAACAGGGCTGGTTTATATGGCTGCGGCCGGTTTTGATGCCCTTTTGGATGGGATTGGATGGGTAGGAGACCATCTAGACATTCTTGCGCCCATCGTGTTGGGGCTGGCCGGGGCTTGGTTGGTGTACAATGCGACAGCGGGGATTGCCTGGCTGACTACGTTGAAGAATGTTACGGCTATGGCATTGAAAGCAACAGCTGACTGGGCTGAGTATGCAGCCATATTCATGCTGATATGGGCCCAGGAGGGATTTAACGCGGCACTTGCGGCATGCCCCATTACCTGGATTATTGGGGCGGTCATCCTATTGATTGCGGCATTCTATGCAGGGGTGGCGGCAATAAATCATTTTGCGGGAACTTCTGTCAGCGCAACTGGACTCATTGGTGGTGCGTTTGGATTCCTGGCCGCCAATCTGTTTAACATATTCGTTTTCCCAATATGGAACGGGCTGACAATGCTGGGAAATTTTCTCGGCAATGTGTTTACTAAGCCAAAGGCAGCCGTCCAGATGCTTTTTCTCAACATGGCTAAGACCTGTATAGATTATGTTATTAACATGGCCAAGGTAATTGAGAATGTAATAAATAGAATACCAGGAGTTACGAAAGACATCACATCTGGCCTTGAAGAATTTAAAATAAACATTGAAAGCAAGATGGAATCCATCAAGGATGAAAGCGGCTGGAAAGAATACATTAAGCAGCCTGAGCTTATGGACGTATCCACTATGACAGCGAAAGGATATAAAAAGGGGGCCGAACTTGGTAATAAAGCTTCTAATTTTCTTTCTGGTTTCGTACCGGACTTGGGCGGCAATGACAAGGGCTGGGACCAGTTTGCCACGGGTGGAAATCCGGCCGTTGTAAAAGGAACTGGGAAAGGCGGGGCCATGAAGGTTGAAAAGGACGATAAAGAAGATATTGAGTGGATGCGCAAGCTGGCGGAGCGTGACTATGTAGCAAGGATTGCACAGAACACCCTTGCCCCGAACATCAAGGTAGAATTTAGCGGCCCAATCACGAAGGAAGCGGATACGGATGGGGTCATGAGCCATGTTGTGGAGCAGCTTAAGGATGTGATTGCAACCGCTCCGGAGGGGGTACCTGCATAATGTCATACTCAGTATATTTCAAATATGGAAGCAAGAAATACAAGCTTCCGGTCAATCCGGAGGAAATCAAACGGACAAGGAACCTGAATGTGGAGACTTACCAGGTGCTTGGCACAGGGCAGGTCTCCGTCCCATCCTATTGTGAGCTGGAGGAATACAGTTTTGAGGCGGAGTTCCCCAGTCGGGATTACCACTATGTGGAACCAGGCGCGCGGGCCGATGCTGATTACTATGAAAAGATGTTCCGTAAGGCCCAGAAGAACAAAAAGCCCATCCGGTTCATCGCATCGAATGATATCACGGATGATATAAGCGTGATGGTGCTGGTTAAGAGCGTGGAAAGCCGTGAAAAGGCAGGGGAAGAAGGGGATAAGTGTATATCGCTCACCCTGCTTGAACACAAAGGGTCCAGTAAACGTTATATAGCGGTCCAAACCCCGACAGCTACGGTTAAACAAGAGGATACAGCCACCAATAGCGAGGCTGTAAATCCGGCAGTGACCGATAATAAGACACATACGGTACAATCAGGCGATACGCTTTGGGGGATTGCAAAAAAATACTATGGCAACGGAGCACAGTATCCTAAAATTGCGTCTGCTAATAGCATAGCAAACCCCAATGTTATAAGTGTGGGGCAAGTGTTGAGCATACCGACATAGGAGGCGACATGGAGCTATTGGTTGAAACACAAGGTTACATATATGACATATCCGACATGTGCACAGAAATATCATGGTCAGATGTCCTCAACGATGGCGCAAGCAGTCTGGAGGTGTCGTATATTAAAAATGGACTTACCCTGCAAAATGGTGATGTTGTCCGTCTGACAGATAATGACCAGAATGATGGCATTTTTTTTGGTACGGCTTTTAAAGTATCCGGCGATGAGAGCGGTATTATTAAGGTTAAAGCGTATGACCAGCTGCGCTACGCAAAGCACAAGGATATAGTAGTCCTGGAAAACGGCACGCTCAGGAACCTGGCCCAGAATATGTGTGCGTTTCTGTCGCTAAAACCGGGGACCATGGAGGAGCCAGGCTACATCCTTCCGGCCATTGCCGATTATGAAAAAACATGGATTGACCATATCGTACAGGCCATATCAGATACGTTACTTGGTACACAGGAGATGTACTGCTTAAGGGATGAATATGGTTCTGTGTGCTTATGGAACATGCGCAATCTTCAAACTCCGCTTGTATTGGGAGACGCGAGCTTGTGCACTGGATACAGCTGGGAGAAATCCGTAGATGATGAATTTTATAACCGTATTAAAGTGGTCTGGAAAAACGAGTCAAGCGGACAGATTGATATTGGAACAGCTGTTGACCAAGAATCAGTCAATCGTTATGGACTGTTACAGTATCTTGAATCTTCCCAATCTGGCATTGATAACGCGGCGAAGGCCCAGGAGCGTGCCAATAACCTATTGAAACTGTATAACCATGAGAAGGAAACATTGAAATTGGAATGCCTGGGGGACCTCCGGGTGAGGGCTGGGAACAGTATTTATGGCAGCATAGAGGATATCAGCCTGAACCGCCGTTTGATTGTAAAGAAAGTGACCCATGAGTTCCTTCCTATCCATACCATGTCCGTGGAGGTGATGGCAGATGAGTGATAAGAATACAGCACATGAGCTTTTATCCACAATCAAGGCAATCGTGGACAATTATATGAAGGCCAGAAAGCCCACATCCGTACTGCTTGGCACTTACAACGGAACGTCAATCATGGTCGGTTCGCTCCCCCTGCCTATGAGTATGGTTTCCGGGAATATGAAAGGGAAGCTTGTATCCGGGGACAAGGTTCGGCTTTTGCGTAATGGTGGTGGTCGGGAATACTACGTTCTGGAGATTATCGGGAAACCTTATCAGATAGGAGGTTGAGTATGACAGAACTTACAACGTCACTGGTGCTCCAGGAACAGAATTTTTATGATAGGACGTATAAACTTTCTGCTGAGAAGATAGAAAGCTTTGTGGATGGCCTGGAATCACTGAAACAGGCTATATATAAGGTGCTTGCCACAGAACAATATGAATACCCCATCTACAGCTTTAAGTATGGGATTGCGTGGAAGGAACTGATTGGAGAGGAGCGTCCATATGTCCGCGCTGAGATGAAACGGATGATTCAGGAAGTGCTATTGCTGGACGACAGGATATTAGAGGTGGACGGATTTGATTTTGAGTTTAAGGAAGATATATGCCGGTGCACTTTTAATGTATCCAGTATTTATGGGGACGTGGAAATAGAGAAGGAGGTGTCAGTATGAGCGCGACATACGAAGAAATATTGCGGGGGATGCTGGATAAAGTCCCCAACGAAGTGGACAAACGTGAAGGAAGTATCATATATGATGCGTTGGCACCGTGTGCGTATTTCCTGGCACAGCAGCAATTTCAAATAGAACATTTCTTTGACCTGGTATTTGCTGACACGGCGATAGGGGATTATCTTGATAGAGCGGCCGCAACCTATGGACTGACCAGGAAAGAGGCAACTGCTTCCGTGCGAATAATGACGACATCAGCGGTGATTGAAAATGGTACTCGATGGGGGATTAATGGACTTGTTTATAATGTTACTGGTAAGCGCAGCGAGAATGAATATATAGTCACATGCGAGACCCCAGGGGAAATAGGAAACCAATACAGCGGAAATATGGAGCCCATATCCAATATATCTAATGTCACGGCGACGCTTGGAGGAATCGATACGCCGGGGACAGATAGAGAGACGGATGACGCCTTTCGGGAACGGCTATATGTAAAGATAAAACGGCCGGCTACATCAGGTAATGCTTATCATTATAGGCAGTGGGCTCTGGAGGTGGCCGGTGTGGGGGATGCAAAAGTATTTCCGTTGGATAACGGTCCCGGAACTGTGACGGTCCTGGTGGTAGATGATGACAAAAATATTTCTTCCGCACTGCCCGCTACAGTTTTAAAGCACATTGAAACGGTGCGTCCAATCGGGGCTACAGTTACGGTATCCAGTCCGGAAGCATTACCTATTAATATATCAGCCAATGTCGTTTTGAATGGAAGTAAGACAATTTCAGCGGTTAAATCGGCATTTAAGGAAGAGTTGACATTATTCCTGAAGGAAATGACATTTATAACGTATCGTGTGAGCTATGCGAAACTGGGAAGCCTCCTTCTGGATATCCCAGGAGTTGAGGATTTTGACAATTTCAGGCTTAATTCCGGGACAGGAAACGTAACGATAAGTGAAAAACAGATACCGGTTATCGGAACGATAACATTGTCGGAGGTGGATGCACTTGAAGTTGGTTAAACTGCTGCCAGATTATTATGATTCGAATGTTACAATGAATACCTTACAGGCAATCCTTTCGGATGTGACAGAAATGATGGATGTCAGTCTGAGTACAATCATTGCAGAATGCTTTGTTAACACGGCCAGCCATATGCTGAACAGATATGAACAACTGCTGGATATTGATGTGAATGTATCCAAGTCAGATACCTTCCGGCGCGAACGAATCAAGGCTAAAATATCGGGAATCGGGACAACTACCAAGCAGATGATTATTGATACGGCCAGCCAGTATTCGAACGGAGAAGTGGAGGTCATTGAAGACAATGCTAATGGGAAATTTACAATTAAGTTTGTTGGAACACTTGGCATTCCAGGAAACATGTCTGACCTCAAGATTACAATTGAAGAAATAAAGCCGGCACATCTGGCCGTGGTATATGAGTACGTCTATAATACATGGAATGATGTATCAAAGATAACATGGAACCAGGCAGCTGCATACACCTGGGATGAAATAAGGACGGTGAATTTAAATGAATGAGACTACCAACCTAAAACTCAAGAAGCCAGCAGGAAATGAATATATATCCGTTGAGACTATCAATGGAAATATGGACATTATAGATACTGGCATGAAAGAAATAAGTGATAGTGTTGACGCACCTGAGTTTGATGCCTCTGGAACCGTGGAGGGCATAACTGATAAAGCAGGCCTCCTGGCCAGCTTTGTCACAAGGATGCCACTTGTAAAATTTATGCGCAATGTCGTGGCCGGTTTTAAGCTGGTCCTATACGCGGGGCAGGTTGTCAATAACTGCGTGACTGACAATGCCAGCCTTCCATTATCGGCTGCCCAGGGCAAGGTGCTTATGGACCTTTATACTGTGCTCAATACCAAGATAGCAGATACATCCGGAATAGCAAACACGGCCAATGCTAAAATAGAATTAGATGGACCAATCAAAACGATTGCCTATGGGAGTGACAAAAACAAATGGGCGTTTCAGCAGCAATTTCCGGATGGCGTCATATTATCTTTAGGCATCAGCGAAACCGAAATTTTTTACGACTATTATGACGGAAAAACATGGACTCGTAAGTGGACAAGATGATTATATACCCGCTATGAATATGCCAAACCGTACATTATTACCTGCTATGAGTTGTGCGCCAAATTCAATAGACACAATCGCGACAGTACTGGTGGACAAATCATAGTCATATCTAACTTGGTGGCCGATAACGCTACAAGGGAGCACATAAAATATATATGGCTTGTCGGTCATCAGCGCTGTCGTTATGTCAAAGGGTATGTTGCAAATATTTCCATCAATCCATGATTCTTGGATAGGGATGACGGTCTGATATGATCGATACTTGATTTCGTTTGTGTAGCTTTTTAGCTCAAGTATCTTGGTATTGAGCACAGTAAGCAACTCGTAAACCGGGCCCCACAAGGGCCTTTTATAATTCATAAAAAAGGAGTGAACCCATGGAAAAGATCAGAATTGGAAAGGAAGGACGACGGTATGAAATCAATGGCATCCGGCCAGAATCGGCCAATGTCCTGAAAATCGCTTTTGCTGATGCAATCCCGGATATATGGGGCGACATTACAATCTATACTAATGATGGTACAGAGGCTACCACCCTGCACGGCTATGATACTGTCTGGAAGCAGGACGGAAACACAGTGTGGCTATCCAATGACGGGAGTGTTTATACACCCCTAGCCCATCCGAAACCAGTGGAACCGCCAGAACCATATGTGCCGACACTGGCAGAGGTACAGGCTACTAAGAAAGCAGAGATGTCAGCGGCCTGCGAACAGATTGTATACCATGGCGTAAATGTCACCCTGTCAGACGGCACAACAGAACATTACAGCCTGACGGAGCACGACCAGATTAATCTATTTGGCAAACTGAGTCAGATAAGTGCCGGTGCAGCGCAGTTGGAGTATCACGCTGATGGGCAGCCCTGTAGGTATTACAGCGCAGCAGACATGCAGGCCATCATCCAGGCGGCCATGTGGCATGTGTCCTATCACACCACGTACTGCAATGCCATTAACATGTGGATTGCCGGCTGCCAGACCGCTGAGGAGGTCCAGGAAATCTTTTATGGTGCGGATGTGCCGGAAGAGTACCGGAGCGAGGTGCTTAAGACATATCTGACACAGATAGCCAGGCAGATGGGAGTGAGCACGGATGGAGCGCAGACGGAACAATAAGTATGTCATATTGTGGGCCGTTGGAGGACTGATATACATAAGCCTGGAAGCCATTTGGCGGGGACATAGCCACTGGACTATGTTTATCCTGGGCGGCCTGTGTTTTATCGGCCTGGGCCTGATTAACGAGGCACTCCCCTGGTCTATGCCGCTATGGCAGCAGGTGATTATTGGAGCCTGCATTGTGACAGTGCTGGAGTTTGCGACCGGCTGTGTAGTCAACCTGTGGCTGGGATGGAACGTGTGGGATTACAGCAGCCTGCCGGGCAATATCCTGGGTCAGGTATGTCCGCAATACTGCCCGCTTTGGATGCCGGTAAGCCTGGCCGGAATCGTGCTGGATGACTGGTTACGGTATTGGTGGTGGGGCGAGGAGCGGCCGTGTTATAAAATATTATAGAAAGGTGAGGTTAATGAAAATGAAAAGAGAATATGTAATTACAGTACAGGGGGCGCTGGCAGCAGCTGGTGCCTTTTTAAGTGCGAAGCTAGGAATCCTTTATCCGGTGCTGTGCATCCTAATGGGTACGATGGTGTTAGATTACATAACCGGGATGCTGGCCAGTAAAAATGAGGCCATAGACCATCCGGGTGATGCCAGCTATGGATGGAGCTCCAGAAAAGGGGCTAAGGGTATCATTAAAAAGGTGGGATACCTGTGCGTAATTGCCGCAGCTATGGTGGTTGATTATGTGATTGTTTTTGTGTCGGCAGAGATTGGGATGCAGATATCCGTCAAGGCCTTCTTCGGGCTCCTGGTGGCGGTCTGGTACTTACTCAATGAGTTGTTGTCCATCATCGAGAATGCCGGTCGTATGGGTGCCAATGTGCCGGAATGGCTGCGTAAATATATCGCGGTATTGAAGGATAAGATTGACAATACAGATTATCAGGGAGGCAGCAGGACATAAAAGGAGGTGGTCCGTATATCTCCCGGCCGCCAGGGTAATGGCGGTAAACTTATCAACCCAAAAAAGAAAAGAGAGGTACATATTATGGCAGAATCAACAGGAAAACATGCAGCGCATATTCCGGGAAATGGGGAATACCTGGCAGAGGGACCGGACCTACAGGAAAAGAAGCCCACACCATATTTATATGATGCGCCAACAAATGCGCCGCATCCGGGTAAGCACCAGAGCGGCGTAGGCGGCCCAAGTGACCGTAACCAGAATGGCGTGGATGACAAAGAAGAGTAAGTTGCACCGGTACAACAATGGCCCTGGGGATATCCCTGGGCCTTATTTTTTGATAGGAGGCTTTATGAAATCAATAGATAAATTACTGAATGCTGCAAAGAATGAGATTGGATATCTGGAGAAGCGCAGTAACAACCAGCTTGACAATAAGACAGCGAATGCAGGCAGCAGCAACTACACCAAGTATGCCAGAGACCTGTATCCATCCCTTCAGGGACAGCCGTGGTGTGACATGTTTGTGGACTGGTGCTTCGTCCAGGCCTTTGGGCAGGTGGCGGCCAGGCAACTCCTAGGAGGCGGTTTTTCAGCCTATACCCCCACATCTGCCCAGTATTATAAGGACAGAGGCCAGTACCACAAGGACAACCCTCAGCCAGGTGACCAGATATTTTTTAAAAACTCCCAGCGCATCTGCCATACAGGTATCGTCTATGAGGTCACCATGACCAAGGTTAGGACCATCGAGGGCAATACCAGTGCTGGTAACGAGGTGATTGCCAACGGCGGGGCGGTATGCTGTAAAGAGTACAGCTTAGATAACAGCCGTATTGATGGTTATGGACGTCCTGACTGGTCCCTGGTGGAGCAGCCGGAGCATGAGATAGGATGGCACCATGATAGTAATGGCTGGTGGTATGCATACAGCACCACAGAGTATTACAAGGAGTGCTGGCAGATTATAAACCATCACAAGTATTATTTTAACACGGATGGATATGCACTGACCAATTGGCATGTAATTGGTGGTAAAGATTATTACTTTGAGCCGCGTGCGGGGCATCCGCTGGAATGCGCTTTGTATGTGGCGCCGGAGGGAGAGCAGTACATAGGGGAGTTTTAACCGGATAAGGATGGGGCGCTGCAACGGCCGTTTTTGGACGAATAAAACAAGCAGGACTGGTCGCTTAAAATCGGTCCTGCTTAATATAGATAGTCTATGTATAATTATCAGAAAACAAAGAGGGAGTCAATGCTCCCAATATTCTCTAAAATCAATCTTTTTATACAGAGTATATAACCCTTCTTCATTTAATTCATCATACAATTTAATGAACCCCTGTTCTTCATAAAATTTATGAAACATATGCTCTCTACATTCTAACACAATGAGATTACCTCCAACCACTCTGGCAGCTAAACTAATTGCATGATAAGTCTCATTTAATATCTGTTGTCCCGTCAAATCGTCACCTTTGTATCTATCACATCGACCTAGCTGTCCAATTAAAAAAGTTGGAACCGAGCTCAAACTATCCCTTCCGGGATATTCACCCAATAGCTTTCTTTTCTTCTTTTTCGACAAAGAAGATATATCTAGTGATTTTTGTGCGATTGTGAAATAGGCTATAATATCAAAATCCCCTTTTTTTAATCTGTCTGTATCAATAAACAGATAGGTCTTTCCATAATTAGTTTTTTCATATGGAATTGCTTTATGCAGTAAAAAGTTCTCTAAGTCGGACTCGCGTTGACAAGAGAACTTTTTAAATGACTCTTCAATTAATTGTTCTTCATACTCTTTACTGAGTATTTCTCCCAATGGTACGATTTTGTAATCTATCATCTATTTTATCGGTTTAGTGCCTTTAAAATACCACTTTTTAAATCTTTATCCTGTGTTAAATGGGCCAGATTGGAATGAAAATCCTTACGCAATGTGGGAGTCACTGCCTTTGTCATTTCGTGTACAAATTCACTTGATTTTTCTGGCCTTACTGTAAATTGTTTCCCGAACGTTGATGTTGCCATACACCCTCACCTCCTAAATTTATAGGTGTACCTCCTTTGTAAGTACACAAAAAGAACGGTATAAAGGCATATGAATTGCCTTGCCGTTTCTTAAGTACACTTTTATTATACCTTAGTTTATCCAAAAATCAAGAGAACGTGCGTACTTTTATCTAAATTTTTTATTTTTTTTTCCTTGGATTTTAAAACCGCCTATGTAAGTAGCATTCATAGGGCAGCAACGAGGGCAAGTGCATGATTACGGATGCCAGGGGCGCGCTTCGGATTGCGGATGAGTATGATATGGTAAATCGACGGTATGTGTTTGAGTGGTAGGGCTTATAAAATACCATTATTTACCAGGACAATCCCCACTTTGAAAGGCGTACAATGGCCTTGAAAGGAGGCGCATAAAGATGGATGGGAAGCGAAACGATGAACCGCCAGAATCGGCGGAAAAGTACTCGGATGAAGAACTGCTAAAAGAATTTGAAGCAGTTAAACGCATGGCCGTCCCCTTACCCATCCCGGACCCGAAGCCGGATGAATTTGAGACCATCTGGAAACGGATTCAGGAAGGGAAGGAGAAAGAGAAGTAAGTGAAAAGCGGGTACCGGATGTGACCGGGCCCGCCTTCTCCATGGAACTGGAATGGTACTGATATTTTTTTCATATCGTTCAAATGTGTGCGAAATAATGTTATAAATGCGTCATATGCACGATAATTCATTGTTTTTCATACAATGCATTTCTCTAAAAATTGAGTGGGAATAAAAAAATGGAGCTCGGAAATCCAGCGTTTATGCGGGGTTCCGGGCTCTTTGTATGTGAGGTGAGTACAGTTTGAGTACAAAATTATAATTCGCCTAATTTTTCAAATTCAGTCTGGAGTTTGGTGTATTGTTCCCATTTTACATTTTTCAATATGTTTTGTCTTTCTGCAAATTGCTCGGCAGGAGTTCGAATTGAAAAATATGTATCGAATTTTGCTTTTGTAATATATCGTCTTGAGGAAAGATATTTTGCATCGGGATCTACATTGTCAACAAGATGATTACAGCTATCTATAATGATTTTATCATATGGCTCATCGGTGCTTATGGCATTTAAAAGGAAGGTTTCCATTGCACCATTTTCTTCGAACGGAATAATCATCAGGAGTATGGAAAATTCTTCATCAACTCCCATTTGATTAGTCATTTTACAATGAATCCAATGGTTATTAGTAAAAGTATCTGTATATGTTACATTATATTCGGTTAGAATGCTGGAAACTACTTGAATAAAGGATTGTTCGGTTCCTACCTCATCACGGTCAGTAATGATAACGATATTACTGTAAGCATTCGATAAATCAGGTGGAGATAAATAATTACGGTCTAACACAGCTCTTAATCCTTCGCCAAGTCTACTACATCCGCCTACTGACATAATGGTTAATATATTAGAATTTTTAATCAGATTTCTTGATTTTTGTTTTGGCAATTTCAATGCATTTGCTTGAATTGATTTATCATCAATCCACTGATAGGCTTCTCTCATATAATATTGTAATAAAAAATAATCAGTGGATCCTTCACATAAAATAATATTATTCATTATCTCAACTCCAATCCTAAATTATCTTGTGCATTGATAGCCTCTTGGCATGTCATCGTACGAACATAATTTTTACCTTCAAAATTGTATAGAGTATATAAGTTAATATATGGTTGCAATTCGGCACTGCATTGCATAATTTTTTCAATGGCTTCTTTACTGTGAGAGGTCAAGAAAACTTGTACATTCAATTTTAATGCGCTTTTAAGTAACCATGAAAAAATAGAATCCATGGCGGACGTGTGTATAGCTGTCTCAAATTCATCTAGTAATAGAATTCCATTACGAGATCTAACAACGGCACTTAATAAAAGCAAGGCTTTTTTCATTCCATCGCCATATGCGGTTAAAGGTAAAGCCTTTGAGTGATTCTTTGTTAATACCATGTATTCTGTAAAAAATGGATTGTTATCATTTTTAAGCGCATTGATATTAGTGATATTATCATCAAATACTTGAAGTATATTTAACATTTCTTCATAAAGTTCGGAATCGGATAATATATAATCGAGATTAAGCATACCAGTAGCATGGTCAACAGGTGAAACATAGGTTGTTCTTGTAAAGCGAACTTTTTTATTAACAAATCTTGAAATTTTCGATTGAAAGTCATAAATGCTATCTTCATTGACTTTGTCATTGTTAATATAAGTGTATAAGTGCATACAAAGTGCATCAATTATTTCATCATCTCTTTTGGTGGATCCGGTTCTAAGTAATCCATTGAGACGATACATTTCTCTTTCTGAAATCTGAGTTTCTTCAATTTCTGCCATTAGTTTTATAGTATTTAATATATTTGCTTCATCTACAAAACTGTAAGAGATGTTTTTTATGTCGTTATCAATAGGAAACATATTGTAAAAGCCATTAAAATACAATCTGTTTCTACTTCGTAAGCTATCAGTTCTGGAACATAATAACCAAGCACCAGTATTTTGGGGATTATCGAGACTTGAAAGTAATTCCAAAACACTGGTTTTTCCACTATTGTTATCACCAGTAAGAATATTTATGGAATTTAAATGGTCTAATGTTAAATCATGAATTCCTTTGTATGCGTGGATATTAAATTGTTGTATATGTTTTTCCATTTTAACACGCTCCTTTATTTATATAATTCTATTATAGATTAATTACCAATAAAACATACACTAATTATTGGTGGTGGATTAGTACTACAGCGAACTTTTAAAAGTTTGGTTTTTCTGTGTGATAGATATGCATTATGGTTCCTGCGTATA